ACACCATTAGAATGTGAACGCTTACAAACAATACCAGATGGGTACACTGAAGGTGTATCAAACACACAGCGTTACAAGATGCTCGGTAATGGGTGGACTGTAGACGTGATAGCACACATATTGAAAGGACTATAATAATGACACAATATAAACCATACTACAGAAGTAAACCCGTAACAGTACAAGCACGCAAAGAGAAACGTGATGCAACTATAATGACTATAGCTGTAGTAATATTCACAGCATTTGCTATGCTAGGTATTGGCTTTGCTTTCTCAGTATTAGTTCGCTATGTAACTAGTATGATATTATAAAGCATTGACATTACTATACAAACATGGCACAGTTGCCACATACTTAAACAAATGGAGAATAATATGACTTATATACCTGATCACCTAGACTTCAAAGTAGCATTTGAACCAACAAAAATGCACGATAAGAAGTACGTTATCAATGAAGATACAGGTGAATACCTTGGCATTGTGGGCAACACATTCCAGTGTGCAGCACATGGTGATTTCTTTCGTGGGGTAATGGATACTGCCACACAAGAGCTAGGTGTTGATGCATTAGATGGTGCAGTCAATCAGTTTAGAACAGCACGTAATGGTGCATGGGCTATGCTTGACGTGACACTACCTAACATCAAGACTAAGATTACAACTGACAAAGCTGAGACTGAGATTGGTAACAGGATCATAAGCTTGCATGGTATTGATGGGTCATGTAGTAATCAAGTATTCTTTGGTGCTATAGATTTCTTCTGTACTAACGGCATGATTACTGGTGATCACGACAAGGTGCGTAAGAAGAACACATCTAACTTTACTATGGATAGCTTTATCTATGAACTAAATCGTGCTCGTACTGACTTCTTTCATCAAGCAGAGAAGATGCAAGTGTGGGCAGAGACTAGCCTCAAGTTTATCAACGTCAAGGATTTGATTGAGAGTATCATTAGCTCTAAGACTAAGGCTGAGAAGATGTTTGGTTTGTATAATGCTGAGGCTAGTGTGCGTGGACACAACAAGTTTGCATTGTATTCTGCCTTCACTAACTACGCTAGTTACGCTGATGAACGTAATGGTTTCAACCTACGTAACACGGGGCATGATACACAAGCAATCAACATGTGGTCACGTGAACAAGAGGTGAGCAAGTGGGTAAGTAGTAATCAGTTCCGTGTATTGGAAGCGGCATAATGCAGTTAGAGTTACCCATAAATCACGAGCCAAGCCTACATCATTGGGCAAAGTGTATCGCTGATGATGACATATATACAGGATATGAAAAACATTGGGACTATGCATATGATATGGCATGGATATACATAGAGAGTGAACTGGAGAATATTAATGCCTAAGCTACCTAGATATGTACAAGAGAGAGTGTCACCTCACGGGGTGATCTCTTACAGATTTAATCCACCGCAGACTTTAGTTGATGAAGGTGTGGTATCACGTCAAGAATATGGCACTGACCTCAAGGAAGTGCGTAGTATTGTGAAGGAGTTGAACGCAGACATTGACCATTGGCGTGAACAAAAGGCGTTAGTGGTGCAGATAAAACCATCAAGCAAGGTGACAGATTTGATTAACTATTACTATCAATCTAATGATTTCAATATGTTACGAGACACAACTAAAGTGGATTACAGATACTTCCTAACCATACTCCATCAGACAATGGGTGGTAAGAAGTATGACACTGTGACTACTAAGGTTGCCAAGCAAGCATATGAGGAGTGGGTTAAGCGTGGTATTAGTTTCGCCAATCATGCAGCCACATGTGCAATTAGGGTATACAACTATGCTATTGACATGGAGCATGCCACACAAAATCCTTGGACTAGCATCAAGCGTAAGGCATTGCCACAGCGTAAGGTTGTATGGTCACATGGTGATGTTGTCAGGTTTCTTGATTATTCGTACAGCGATTTTGATTACAGGAATGTAGGATTGATTGTACATATGGCATACGAATGGTGTCAGAGACTAGGCGACATGCGTACACTCAAGTGGGAGAACATTGACCTACGTACACAGCGACTGCAGTTAGAGCAGAGTAAACGTAGGGCTGATGTATCACTACCTATATCAGATGATCTGTGTCACATGTTGAATGAACAGCGTAATGACTTTGGCTTTCAAGAGTATGTAGCACCACACCCTAAGCCTATGAATGGTACGTATGAACCCTATGCTATGGAGAGGTTGTCTAAGGTGGGTAGACGTGTCATGAGATTGGCTAAGTTACCAGAGGAGTTACGCCTTATGGACTTACGTAGGACAGGTGTAACACAGATGGTTGATGCAGGTGTACCAATTGGACAAGTGATGTCTGTTACTGGACACAATCATGTGTCTTCTGTGCAACCATATATGAAACATACATATGATTCTGCAAATAATGCCTTGACACAGAGAAATGTAAGTGTACAATCGAGTGCAGCGAGCAACATAGAAAGTGATACATAATGAATATACTTAGTATTATAAATGATTTGTCACTTACTAATGGTGAAACAAAACGTATGACATGTCCTATATGTAATACTAAGAATACATTTACTGTAACAAATAACATGGGTTCTATTATATGGAACTGTTACAAGGCTAGTTGTCCAACTGGTGGTGGTACTCGTACTACACTTACCGCTGAGGACATACGTAAATCATTGGGACGTGTTGCAGAAGAGACACATGCTATAAGTTTCTCAAAACCTGAGTGGTTTGTACGAGACTACGAAAGTATATCAGGCTTCTGCGATACGTGGGGTCTTGATGCACAACATCTAGGTCTATTGTATGATGTGAAGGAACATCGTGTGGTGTTCCCTGTTGTACATGACAATGTTATGGTTGATGCTACAGGTAGATCACTTGGGAAACGTATACCTAAGTGGAAGAGGTATGGAAAAAGTATCTTGCCATATGCATCGGGACATGGTAAAACTGCTGTAGTTGTTGAGGACTGCATCAGTGCCGCCATTGTCGGAGACAGTGATGTATATGTAGGGGTTGCAGTGTTGGGTACATCACTATCCCTCGGACATAAGCAGTACTTATCGCAGTTCTCAACGGCTATAGTTGCACTAGACCCTGATGCATTACCCAAGACTTTACAGTTTGCAAAAGAGTTACGAGGTTATGTAGATACTGTTAAGGTACTACGCCTCGAAGATGATTTAAAATATAGACTGCCATCCGACATGGCTAATCTTTCAACCCTAGGAGAATAACATATGGAACTATCCCTTATAAGAAGCTTAATGGATAAAGAGTTTTACGATGAACATCGTGGCTCACGTTGCCCAGACAGATTGTTTAGTAAAGATGTACGTAAGATCAAACAATCTATTGATAAAGCAATGGACAACTACGAGCGTACTGTAACACCTGCTGAGATTGAGGCATTGTTTATGTCTAACAATCCCACACTAACTACAGCACAGAGACAAGCATACAGTGCATTGTTTAATCAGATCAACAAAGAACAACCGATGGGTAGTGACATAGCCCAAGAGGTACTATCAAAACTATTTCAACAGGTGATTGGTGAAGACATTGCTAACCTTGGCTTTGACTATGTGAATGGTAGCAAGTCTAGTCTTGAGCCGTTACGTCAAATGCTTGAGCAGTATGGTGATGACTTCACACCTAACCTAAACATTGAATGGGAAGACATTGACCTTGATACTATCATTGCAATGACTGACCTTGAGTCACAGTGGACGTTCAACATACCTACATTGACACGTAAGGTAGAAGGTATCAATGCAGGTCACTTGATTGAAGTAGGTGCTAGACCTAACACTGGTAAGACTTCTTTCCATGCGTCACTTGTAGCAGGTCCTAATGGATTTGCATGGCAGGGTGCTAAGACAGTTGTGCTATGTAATGAGGAAGGCTACCATCGTGTAGCACACAGATACATTACTGCTGCAACTGGTATGGATAAGCATGAGATAGTAAAGAACAGAGCACATGCTATGGCTACGTTTGCTAAGATACGACCTAACATCATGTTCAAAGACGCAACAGGACGTGACATGAATTGGGTTGAGTCAGTATGTAAGTCATACAAACCCGATGTAGTTATACTAGACATGGGTGATAAGTTTGCACGC